GTATCTTTGCATTAACATCATCTTCGCTTGGAATAGTTGCACCTTCTTTAATAACTTTTATATTAGCATAAGTCATTCTTTGATCGTTAGGAATTTTATCTCCATTGTCATTATGAGTTTTCCAACCATACCAATTACCACCATTAAAAGTATGTAATGCGTCTTGTAAATAATCTCTATCCATTCTATGTATCTCCTAATCTAACTGTAGTAAAATTTGTAAAACTATAACTTGTATTTCCTAGTAAAAGAGTACTAGTACTGAAACTTTCAGTATTAAATTTAAACTTACAATTTGATGTATTTGTAACATCAAATATAAAAGAACTTGACGCTGAACCTCTAATATCATCGGTAGCAGATTCTTGAGCAACTACAGCATGAGCAACTTGAGAATAGCTTGAATTATCAAGTGTTGTATTTAACGCAAGTACTGCTAGAATGTCTCCACCATGTATTATAAATGAACCATAAAAAGTAATTAAATAAATACCAGTAGTCGCAAAACTAAAAATTCCAGAACTTTCACTTAATCCAGTTCCAATTTTTGTAGATCCATTTGAATCACTTCTTTCCCAATTTGCAGTTACATCTGCATTAGTTCCACCGCTTGTATTAGCAGTAAGTCTCCAATTATCAGCTTCTGTAATTCCACCACCTTTAATATACGAATAATCCATTCGCTTTAAAACTCCAGCGTCTGATACTAAAAATTCATCTGTGTCTGCTGGTTCAGCTCCTAAAGCTGTATCTGCTGAAATTATATCTTGAGCTAGTTTAGCATTAGTAATAATTCCATCTGCTACATCACTTGAAGTTAAAGGTGCGTCTGTTGGTTTTTTACCTATAAACATCCTACGTTATCTCCATTATAGACAATGTGCCTGATATTTTATCAGCTACTGAGCAATCAATTTTTAATTCATCTGTTGTTTCCATAACTACTTTTCCACCAGATAAAAGTTCTAATGAACTTCCTGCTGGTATCGTTACATCCTTCACTAAATAAGATATTCCATTAGTTACATCATTATCTCCACCTCTGCTTGCTGTATCACTATGTAATTCAACCTCAACAGTAACTGCTGTTGAATGAATATTTGTAAGTATTAAGCCAAGCACAACTGTTGTTGTACTTCCAGCTACTGTATACATTTCATAAGCAGTGCCGGCAGAATTGGGTTCTGCTGCGAATGTGATTACTTTGAACGTGTTTGCCATATTTTCCTCCTAAAAATTATTCTTATAATACTATCCCAACGCAATTGCAAGAGCAGTGGGGTCCTCTATTGTTGTGTGATTAGTTCCATTTAAGTTTAATTGGTCACAATATAGTGTACCATCAAAATATCCATCTTTAAATTCTAAACCTGATGTACCTAAATCTACGTCATTATCTGTTACTGGCGCTATAGCTCCATCCGCCATTGTAAATTGAGCTGTGCCACCAGCTGAAAAAGCTAATGTATCTGCAGCACTGAAATAAAGTCCTGAGTTAAGATCACCTGTATTACTAATAGAAGGTGCACCTGCTGTTCCATCAGCTGCTGATATTTGTCCTCCAGCAACTATTACACCGCTAACATCAAGTATACCATTTACGTCTACTGTTGTTGCAGCAATTTGTATTTCTGTATCTGCTACTAAATCTAATTGACCATCTGTACTTGAGTGAATGTATAAAGCTGTATCATAAAAACAAAGTTTATTTGTTGAGTTTAATGTTAAACCTGTTCCATCTGTATGAACTAATGTTGTGTCTTGGTCATCACCAAATTGAATTGAACCAGAATCATTTAAGAAAAGGTCATTAAATTCTAATGATGTTGTTCCTAAATCAGCACCACCTGAAGCATCTGGTACGAAAGCAGTTTCTGCTGTAATTGTAGCACTTCGTATATTAGAAGTTCCATTATCTATTGCACCAAATCCTGAAGTAATTGATCCAGAATCTAAAGCACCTGTTGTAACAATGCTAGAACTTCCTGCGGCTGCACCATAAACGGAACCAATAGCTGTACCATTAATTGTAATAGCATCTGCTTCTAAAGTACCATCTATGTCTACATCACCAGAAAAATCTCCTGTTGCTGCATCTAATTCACCAGAGATAGTTAGATTTCTACCACCAGTAATATCTGCATTAGAATCTAAAACCATCGCTTTACTTGCCGCTGCGGTACCTGCAGTAATACCATCTAAAAATTCTAATTCTGCTTCTGTTAATTCTGCACCTGAACCTAAAGTTAAAGTTCCTGTAACAGTTAAATTATCTGCAACCGTTACCTCTGAAGTAGTGTGACCTATTGTAACTGCTATTCCAGAAGTTTCTGTTGCTACTTTTAAAGCACCTAATGCATTTGTAATATAAGAATTTGATCCATCATGATACATTAACATGTCATTACCAGTACCAAATTTAGCATTAGCACTATCAGCAAATGTTACATGAGATCCTGTTAATACATTAAATGCATTGGCTGTCATTGTAAAATCATCAGCGCCTGCAATTTCAAAATCTATCTGGTCATCTGTACTTGCTGTAATGCTTGTATCTGCATCAGCATCAAGAGTTAATTCATTACCATTTAAATCATATGCACCAACTCCACCACCAATATTTGTATCAACAACATCAGTACCATTTCCGTATAAAATCTTTGTTCCTTTATCAGAAGTTCCCCAAGTAATTCCAGTTTGACCAGATACTTTTACTGTAAGTGTATAAGCTCCTGCAGTCTGGTTATCCATGATCCACCATTTTTCTACGGCAGGAACAGTTATTGTTCTATTAGCACTTAATGTGCCTGTAAAAGCAATAACAGAATTTCTTATAGAATCGCCCGTAGAACCATCTGTTAAAGATAATGTTTGATCTGAGTTAGCAGATACTGCTACATAACCACGAATTGCTTCTTCTAAAATTTGTAAATTGACATTGGTTTTTGTTCCCCAGTTACCAGCGTTCTCGCCAGTGGTCATTAACTCTGTTCCAATATCCGTATATGTCGATGCCATAATATCTCCTAAGCGCTTCCTACAAATACCTCTACATCAACAGAAGATGTATCTGCAGTTGCTGTAATATCTACTAAATCATTTAATGATACTGTTAATGCAGAACCTCCTGCATGCATTGTATCTACAACTCCACCACTATTATCACCTGGATATATAAACGAGTGACCAGCGTCTACTTTAATAGCAAACTCTGTACTGTCTTCATCTCTGAATGTTAATGTAATGTGGTTGCTTGAATCTAAATTTGTAATTCTAATATATCTAACATCGTCTTCATCGAATTGACCTGCTAGATAACTTTTTGATAAATCTGTTGAAGAAGCCGTAGAAAAACCTAATAAACCTGATTCAGTAGTTGAAACAGTTACTATTCTTTTAACAACTTCATTAACACTAGAAATATCTAATGATCTTTCATTATTATAACTATTATTGTTTAGTGTGATTTCTTCGATTACTTTTACTGTTAGTGTTGCCATATTTTAATCCTTACGGTGACTGAACGTTAACTGATATACGTGGTTCCCCATCCGTATAGTCGTCTCGTCTTCGTCTCCCTATTTGTTCTGCACCAAACTTTTGAACTTCAGTTTGATACTTTTGTTCGTATAATTGTAACATATCCATCGGTCCTTTTAAATAGCTAAATGCTTCTACCAAGCATGCATATAAAAGTCCATTTCCAAAATTTAGACTTAAATAACTTGTCGTATTCGCTGAACTCAATCCTAGAGGTCTAGCATTATAATGAATTTTGTACATAAAAGCTGAGCTTGGAGTAGGCACAATTGTTATTCTTCCTGATGAAGCTCCACCTATTCCTGTTGCTCCACTATCAGACATAGCATAATATTTAGGTGTTCCTGTAGTAGTTTCCGCTGCATCATACTCTCTTAAATAACTGATATCCTTCTTTTCTAACCAACTGTTAGCACCTGTTGCTGCAGATGTTGAAGTATATACTTGTAATCCTCTTACAAATAAAGCTCCAGCTGGAGCATGAATATTGTCTTTTGAAGCAACTAAATTACCAACCATTTCTTTTCTATCTGCATCGATTGGGACATCTCTAAAAATTCTAAGTTCTGAATTATCTATAAATTGATCTGTTATAGTACTAGATAATACAGAAGTTCCAACTTCAGTATAATTAGCAATTGCTGTTGTAAGTGTTGAATATGTAAATCCTGCCATTATCTTTTTCTCCAAGTTTTAGCTCTTATAATTTTATCATAACGCTGAATTTCTTTATCACCGATCATCTGATTAATAATGGTTTCTTTTTTATCGCCTGGATATCTAATAGTAACTGTGGGTTCTTTACCATACTTTTTTCTATACAGTTTACGTTTTCCACTTACTATTTTTTTTATAGCTTTATCTTTCGCTGCAGATACTTTGGCTTTTTGGGATATAGATAGTTTTTTTCTACCTTTGATAATTGCTCCCATTCCTTTAGTTATTAATCCCATTATGCACTAAGGGTTGCTGGTCCT